AACAAAACCGCCATTTGCCATAGGTAGTCTTTGGGGTTGACCCTGCTGCGCCATGGGAGCAGGGCGCTGTTGCATTTGTGCCATTGGTCCCCGCTGTTGCATTTGCTGCATTTGCGGTGGTTTCGGTTGGCCCTGTTGCATGGGTTTCATCTGTGGAGCAGGGCGTTGCTGTTGTTGAGGCATCTGAGGAGTTCCCCCAATGCGACCTTGTTGAGCGGCTGTGTTCAAATCCTTTTTACCAGAATCAACAAGCTTGTCAAAAAATTCAGTACCTTTCCGACGAACTACCTCCGCTGGAATTACATATTCACCGGGAGACAACTTCGCAGGAATGTTGTCTGCTTTATCTTGCGGCATAACGCCGGGGGGTAGTTTCATGTTGTTCATCATTCGCCTCGTTTGTATTCGGCTTCCCAAACACTGGGGTCACGCGAGATTTCGCGACGGAGCCGTTCCAGTGCTGTAATTCCTCCGTTAATCATGTGTAGTCTGTCAACAGTACAAGACTCAGCTAATTCTTTTGTGTAACTACGAATGCAGTTGTTGACAATGGTCTCAATGTGTGCTACTGTGCGCCTGTCTTTTGATACTTCGTGGTAAGCTTGTGCTACGTCTTTTATCATTGTGGTGTGGCTCCTTGCGGCGGTTGCGGTCCTTGCTGTTGTGGGTTACCAGTGAATCCCGGCATTCCCGGCTGTTGTGGCATGCCTACTCCCGGTACACCACCTCCACCACCTTGTGTGTCAGTAGGGCTAGTTCCCGGCGCTTGGGGTCCTCCAGCACCTTGCTGGCCTTGGCCTGACATTTGCATGATGTAGGCTTGCAGCATGGTTTCTTCTGCGTCGTTCAACATTTTGTCAGGGTCAAGGTCCATGCTTTTGGCAATTTCTCGAAGCAAGTAAGGCCAGCGTACATGCGGAGCCATAACAGGATTAGCTGCCTGTTGCATAAACATTGCCAGACGCTGGCTGCGGATTTCATTGGTCAGCAGGGCATCCGTGCCTCGTGCAGCAACAACGACATCACCAACAGCCTCTTCGTCATATTCAAACATCATGTTGTATTCAAACAAAGCACTGGCAAGGTTTTCCAGAGTGTTGTCGTAGCTCTTAATAATTGTCTTGATGTTTGTGGATGCGGCTCCCATCAACATGCTGATACCAGAGGCAGTACGCCCGACACCTGTTACCCCTGTCTGTCCATGAGCAAAGCTGGGGAAGCCTGTGCTTTCGTCTGCAAGCTGACGCATCTTATCAAACATCAACATGTTCTCTTGCGTGGTGTTGTTCCACTTGATGGCAGTGATGGCTTGTCCAACAGCCCCTGACTGACGGCGGAATACTTTTCCCGGCTCCAGAGTCAAATCCTGCCCCGGTACAAGCGCGTCCTCATCAATTTCCACAACAATGTCGCCAGATTTGTTGGCATTGTCTACTGCCATGCGAGCAAAGCCGTTCATGAGGAGTTGAGTATCTGCCATGTTTTCAGCAAGACCAACACCGTAGAAGTTGTTAGGATTGTACTCATAGCGGAATACATGGAACGGTACTCGTTGTGGGCGATACGGGTTGAATGCGAACTTCAATACCTCACCGTTACAAATCCAAATGCTGACAGCAAACTCATCGTCATCCTCATACTCTTCTGGAATGTTAACATCTGCGAAAACATCCATATCATCCTCAAGAGTGTCTCGACCAATCAGTCCCCAATACTCGTACACAGCGTACCGTTCATTACTGGCCTCTACATCATCATCCTGAATGGAGTTATCCCACCACTCTTCGCTGTAATCTGGTCCTGCGGAGATGGCATCATCAATTGCATTCGAGCGAAATGATACGCGCTTTTTCAAAGAACGAAGGTTACTTGCCGACATTCTGCGACGAATGACACAATATTCCATGTCAAAATCACCATATGCCTCTGGATCAGCATAAAAGTCCCAAATGCGAACATGTTCAAAGGAAGGAACCATTTTCTTTTTAGGAGCATACACTGCCTTGCCGCCTTCCTCTTCTGGGGCGTCCCAGTAAGGATATTCTTTCTCGACAGCATATGGCCCCTTCATGACCCCCGTACCATACAACACAGAATCAAACAAAGCCCTCTTCAAAGATTCATGGGCTTTACCTTCTGTGAACTGATCCTGCATTTTCTTGTCCATGCGGCGGGCTGCTTCTTCAGCAGGGAAGAAGTTCAATGCGGAGGGAGTGTTACCTGTTCCCTCTTTCACTTGCCCCATGATACCCTTGAACATATCCTTAATGGCCCCCAGATTTATGGTCGCACCGGGGGCAGGGTCTTTACCATCACCGGGGAATCCATATGGGCTTTGTGGCGCGTCTGTGTCTTGTTTAGGGGCCTTTGGGTCTACATGTACAGACTCCTCTACACCCTCTGGAACAGGTGTCGGTTTCACCATGATAGGGAACTTGTTACCATTGTTAGGGAACATGATCTCATGAATAATGCCATAAGCAGCAAGAGTTTTGGTTTTGGTGATCTTCAAAAAGAAGTCACTCTCCTCAACAGCCCTATACTGGGTGTTTGGGGTGTTCTCACCACGATAATTTACATAGGCCTCAAGCCAGCGCTCTTCCATTTCACGGCGGGTCTCTTTGGCACGATTAAATCGCCCCATGACAAAAGACTCAACACCAGCAAGGTCTGTTTCAAACTCCCCACTGTCCTTGTCGTCTAAGGCTTCAGTTTCAAATCCTGTCTCTTCGTTCATGGTATTCCCTTAATAAAAGTAGCGACCAGCGCCAGAGCGTCTTTCATTACGCATTTGAGTGATGTTATCACCAAAGTCGAAAACTGATTTACTGCGTGGGCGAGACATAATCCCGTATCTAACAGCATCATAAACGTGATCGTGTTCGTACTTTGTGTCAACATCCTCGTTATTATTCTTATCCAACGGGATGACAGGCAGGTATGAAATTGTATTCACACATGTGTCAAATATCAACAGCTTTGGCTCATCAAGAATAGGATCATCTGCTAACATTTGGTGTATCATGTTCTTCCCGGCTACTCGACTGCCTTTACTGCGGTCAGAGGGCTTCCAACGACAACCAAGCTTAATCATGGTTTCGGCAATACTTTGCCCCACATCCCCTCGTTTTGCCCAACAAGAACTATCCAGAACCCCATATGACGGTTGCCATTTCTTGTCGCGCTCATTCACCATATGGGCAAGTTCTACAGCGTTGACTTCCTTGACATATAGTTCGTCAACAATTATGATTTGACCACTAGGCATAACTGCCAACCAAACCACAGCAGAGTAACTACTGTAACCATAATCACAAGCTCTAAAGGTTTTGACACCTGACGGCAATTCAAAAGGCTCAATGACATGCTTCACCCTGCTGAACTCTTTGAAAGCAGCCCCTTCAGCAACATCCCAACTTCCGTACAACAAAGCCTTACGTTTGTCTTCTGGAAGGGCCAACAGACTTTCAAGATACCCACTGGTTGCCAGATAGGGGTTGTCAGAAAGCTTGCTAGGGATGAAGCGGCGCTTAAACAGTGGCTGTCCTGTTTCAGGATTAAGCAATGTTTCACCTGTCTGAATATCCGTAGCATCAAAGGCTTTACCCCATGGGGCAGGATCAATAAACATCTTCTTGACCCAAGAATGTCCCGGCCCACCGGGGTTGGTTGTTGCTCTCATGTATGGAGTAATGTTTGGGTTGGTTGTCCGTAAACGAGAGCGCAGGAAATCCCATGCATAAGGAGTAGGCCAATACGTCAACTCATCAAAAGCAATGTAACTAAATGCCTGACCATGGTATCGACCAACATCATCATCGCGGTCCAGATAGGTCATCCATATTCTTGCACCAGAACTAAATGTCCATTCACTATTCTTTTCAGACCATCTAGCACCGGGGTCAATCTTGGGGTACATCTCCTTGGATTTCTGCTTCAGTTCGCGCAATTCGTCGTTTGTGCGGCGCAGGATCAAAGCAACATAATCCGAATAAATAACCCCCCGCATACAGTCTGCCAACAGTGCATAGCTCTTTCCGCCCCCTGCTGCACCACCAAAGAGTACTTCCTTCTCAGGAGCAGCCAGAAACAAGGTTTGGGGACCGGGGTTAGGGCGGAAGACAACATTGTCCTCATCATCCCTAGCAATGTTGTTCTTGTGATCCTCAAGAAGCTGTTCCTTGATATCCTGTTCTTCCTGTTTGGCTTTCTCCTCCTGAATAGCCTGTTTCAGCAACTCTTTCTTACTGGGCTTCAACATCAGTTTGCCACGAGGACTGCGTGTTCCTCTTTTTGAGGAAACTCCCCTACTCCACGATTTGGCACTGCTTCTACGATTTTTATCTGTAGGGTATTCAGCCACTATTACTCTTCTTCTGTTTGGGGTGCGTCTTTAGGAGGTAAAAACATCAAACCGGGACTTACCTCAACTGCCATCTTCTCTACTTTTGTGACACCAACGCCACGGTCCAAAATATTGCCAGCAGCAGCCATTCTGTCACGAGCGGAGCCATCACTACCGGGGACACCGCGCATGATGTCTATCATCGTCTGAGCGGCCTCTGGACCTCCTTCTACCAACAGGTCTTTGGTCATCTCCGTGATTTCATCTTTCAGGCTGCGAGCAATCTTCATTACATGATTGCTTTTTTCGTTGATGGAATAGCCCGCGCGAATAGCTGCTTCGCGGTACTTATTGGAAACAGACGGTTCATTCTGAAGGATGTCGTACAAATGCTCCAAGAAAGATTGCTGTCTTTCAGTCAATTGTCTAGGCACGTTTTGTCCTCCCTTTGTTTGCAGGTTGTTTCTTTCGATTAGCAGTTTTGCTAACAAGGCGAACTCCTTTTGAGTTCTTGCCGTTGAATTTTTTATCACCCTTAGTTGTGTGATCCACTTCCATCCCTTCAGGAACCCTTTTCAGGCCTTTTGCCTTCAACAAGGCGCGTTTGTCGCGGGTACGCTGGGTGTTGGCCTTTTGGTTGCGTTTGCGATAAGCGTTTTCCTTGTCGTAATCCCGTAGTTGACCTTTTGAGTCGCGCTTTTTGCCTACGGTGGTTTTAGGTGCTTTTGGAACAGCCATTAGGTGCCATTCCTTTCAATCAAACTATCCAACTTAGATGAAATTTTTTCTGTTTGGCGAATAATGAAATCTTGTCCAGCCTCTAATCTGGCAATGCTGTTACCCATAGCAGTAACCTTACCTTCGAGTTCACCGACTCTATCCCAAACGCGAACACGTTGTTCAATCTGAAATGTCCTGTTTTCAGCAACTACATTTCTAAGGGCTTCAAGCGCCTTCGTGTTGCTTTCCACACCTTCCTGTAATTGGGTGTAACTAACAACTACCCCAACAACAACAAGCACAGCAGTAAGAATGTTACCTAAACTAACTCTAGGCTCAATTTGTACAGGCATTTTTATCTTCCACCCCAAAGTTTATTTTCGAGTTGTTGTACTCGACGCTCCAGAGACCTTACAGTCTGTTTTAACTCTCCGTACTCTTGAAATGCCTTGGGATCAAGGCGTTTTTCAATAGCTACAATGCGATCATGGTTCTGCTGTAGGCGATACTGCCCAACGGAGAAATCCCCAGCAAGAACAACGATTGCCGTGATAATGAACCAATACTGCTTCAGGAATGTTGCAGCACCGCTTTTAACTTCATCAACCATGCTAGCATTTCCAACGTTTACGGGCGGCTTTTCCTCGTTCACCTGTCCAGCCGCTACTTCGTGCACAGAAACTCTTCTTACGAGCCGCATCTTTCTTTGTTTTTGGGTTAGGCGCAGGAGCCTTTAATTTGCTCCCCGTCTTTGCGTTGTATTTTGCCCGCCCCTTTGCAGTCAAACCTGCTCCCTTGCTGACGGGAAGTTTTTCACCTCTGCCGACAGAGAGGTTTGGTCCCTTTTTACGTTTAGTTGTTGCCACAGACACACTCCCCATTTACACATTTGCATACGGGCTTATTGCGGTTTGGGTCCATAGCCTCAAGACGATTCAACTTGCGCTGCATTTCTTGCAATTCACGACGCATACGGTTGATTTCCTCTTGAATGATATCTTTATTTTGCGTCATGGGGAGCTTCCTTCCATTGGTAACCACAATTGTTGCACTTACGCAACATGGACTCAGAAGTAAGAATCTTCTTGTATTCTACACTCACTGTAGAAGAAGAACACTTTGGACATTTACCTTGGGCATTGTACTTTTCTAATTTCGCCATAATAAAACCTTACTGTCCTAGAACAAAGGACTCATAACTAGCGCCTGTAGGTAACTTTACATAACCTAGAGTGGCAGAACAATCCGTAGCACCAGTAACGACCATATCCAAACGAGCGTTAACCCATCCCCGAAACTTACCAACAACAGGGAGAACAATGTTGGCAGGTGCATCGTTACAAAACACCTTAAAAACTGTAATAGAATTTGTACCGTCAGTAAATTGAATTTCTACTGAACCTCCTGTTCGTTTTTCAGTGTTTAACACAAGGTCGGTAATCTGTATGCACCCACCTGATATAGGGGTAGTAACTGTTGTTGTCCCTGCGCTACTACGTTGCACGTTTGTGTAGGTTCCGTGGGTTTGCATAGCATTTGTGCTAACAAGAAATACCTCATTTCCGCTGATAGTTTCTGTCTCTCTCCACAATTCTTCAAAATGGAGAGCCTGATGATTCTTTGAATCAACTAAAACAGCATTTACTGTCATGTCTAACCTTCACCAAATTCCGCTAGATTCAACACAACAGCATTCACACTAACCCCAATCGTTTCCCCGTTTGTAGCGTTACCTCCACCAACACCTACGGTAGACCACCCGAGCAACCATGTGGTATCAGGGGTGATGATATTTGTTGCGCGCATATTGCGTTGCTGGCTGGCGTTGCTGCCAAGATAGAACGCGTGGGATTGTTGTCCACCTGTGTAGGTCATATCAGAGGAACCATCACTGACAACAAACGTAGCAGACAAAGCGTCAGGTTTACCAAAGTTTTTCTGAATAATACCATCAGATGTGGAAGAAGTTTTGTCTGTGCCGTTGCTGACAGATGCAGGTTGCTTTACTTGTAAGATTTTGACGGGGGTTGTGAGGGTGTGTGCGTCAAAGTAAATTATGGTAATAAGGATGCTGTCTGTGTTGGAAGTGTTCTTGATGTACAACAAACCGCCAGAAGAGGCTGCTGCTAGGTGGCATTCTGCATGAAAGATGTAACTGTTTCCTCGGATGGATTCAATTGCCTCTTCTGCAAAAGACTCAGAGCGTACAGAAAGTTGGTTGTAATTTGTTACTCGTGCTAGAGTACCATCCGTGTTGTTCTTGATGTTAAATTCCATGATAACAGTACCCCCCTATTCTTCTATCTGTGCTTGATATGCGAACACAATTGCCCGAACAGTCATGTTTGTGTTACCAGAAGGAGGGATACACCCGATTGCAAAAGTGTTATTGCGCTCCAACACAAATGGCCTTGCCGCTTGTTCAATCTCTTGGCGGCGTGTAGTGCTAGATAGAGTCACAATGCCCACGTTAGTGCCGTCAGTGAGTGTGCGGCCTTCTTGACCAACATAAGCTAGTCCCGGCATGACATCTGGACCGGAGAAATTACGATTACGCACTGTAGCATTTGTTGCGCCGCTGACAATAGTTCCTGATGTACCATTTTTATACAGTGTAAATCGAGTGTCGTTTGTGCCGCCCCCCGTAGAATCACCATTGGTGAAAATGTAGTTTGTGATAAACAGTTTTGTGTTACTTGCGGGTATATACTTAATCCACAACAGTATGGATTCAGAGTCAGACGTAAGTGTTACATCTCCAGTAAGAATAGTGACGTGGCGCTGAAAATAAGCGGTGTATGCCCCCGGCGTAATAGACTCAGAGATAACACTCAACTGATTATCACCAAGCACCTTAACAAGTTTTCCGCTAGGTCCTTCAAGCATTGTATTAGACATTAGTTATCACCTTTATTAGATGGCATTACTGACCAATGCCTTTCAGGAGCAGATTAGTGATCTGTTGTTCATGTATCAACGTATGTAGCAGATTGTTAGTTTCCCGCAATTCTAAAACCAATGAGGAATCAATGCGTGCGTCTACCTCAAGTGCCCCATCATTTGTTAGTTGAATAGGGACACGTTTTTCCCCATTTTGGATAGTTCCAAGGGCGAGGTGTCCCCGCGTTGTATCCACTCGTGGATGACGACCAGACATTGTTAAACAAAAACCCCAACAACAACCCCAACAACAATTGCAACAACACCAACAATTGCAACCCATTTGAAGTTGCTACCATCGTCCATCTTTGCAGACACTTTTTGGTACTCAGAGTGGACTTTTGCTTGCACCTCTGACGGCACTTCGTCAATCTTTGCCTCAACACTGTCGCCAAACTGTTTTGCGCGCTGGTAAGCCGCATCTGCCGATTCAGTTGCACTCTTGCGGAAAGCTTCCGCCTTTGCTTCAAGATCAGGATGGTATCTAATGGTCATCGGTTCTCGTCCTCTATTTTCTGGTTGGCGATTCTGTCTGACACCATCTGGTCCCAGCTACGAGTGTCGCCAATTGCTTTTGCAATTGTCTTGGTGACAACATCTGCGCGGCTGTCATTGTAGCCCTTGGTGGTTTTGCGGGAGGGCTTCTGTGTGAAGCTCTTGCCCGTACCGGGATGGCGAGTGTCGTTGTGTGTTTGGCTGCGTGGTGCTTTTTTAGGTCTAGGTTTAGCGGGGGTAGCAGGTGCCTTTTTCACAGGAGTAACAGAATCCGCAAATTGTTTGCGCTCTTTGCTTTCTTTTCGCATTTTCTTTTCAGAAGGACGAGCCTCTTTTTCCACATTATCTTGTCTAGTTTGCCAACGCCGTTCTTCTTTATCCGCACGTTGGACGGCATCCTGAAGAGTAGGTGGCATATTGTTCTTCAATTGATCTTGCTTGTCCTTATTTGACACAGTATTGGCGTATCTGTCGTACCTCTTCAAAATACGCTCAATCTGACTAGCAGACAGTCCGTTCTCTTTTGCCCCGGCAGCAACTTGGGCGCGGGTCAGCCCCTTCATATACATGTCATTTTTGTTCGTAATTTTTGAAGCATCAAGTCCAGCCATAATATTAAATTCCTTCAGGTTCTAAAATGTCAACCCCTGCGTACAGGAATTGATCATGGTTCTCAGGGTTCATGACCTTAACGACCACAGCCCAGTATTTCAAATGCGAGCCTTTCGGCCCGTGC